GTGCTCTAAATCTTTTTGCATCAATTCTATTTGCGTGCTGTGCTTGTTTAGTGTTTCGTGTAGGCCAAAGTATGCCCAGGTGCCGATTGCAACGAGCGCGATCAGACTGACAACCGTTTTCATCGGCATCTGTACAGCAGCGGATTCTGATATGTTTAATGGTTTATTGGACACTTGGACCTCCACAGAGAGCCAGGACAACTAACATTACAATCAACAAACCTGTAAAATAATAGTTCACCCTGGCCATCTCCATAAAATTATACTAGTCCTATCCAGCTTTTAATTTTTTTCCAAATTTTTTTAATCATTTTTCTTCTCCTCTATTTCGTAAAAGAAATTGTCGGTGTCTTCTGTTTTCCAACTTTGAGTATCTTCTACATTCCAATAATTAGTTTGAACCTTCCAATCAGGAATTTGGTCTTTTACCGTAAATGACGGTATATCCCATATTAATCTGTTGTTGGGTTGAGCTGCATAGTTGCCATCATTTAAGGCAAGTATGTGGGCGCACTTGTGTTCGTGCGGGATCTCTGAATGATCAGTGTCTAGTATATTAGGCTCTGGGTGTGCAAAGTCAACAGTAAATAAATAACGACCCCAATGCCATTTTTTATCTTTACCAATATATTTACCTGATTGTGCCTCTAAGATATCCCAACTAGTAATAGCAGGATAATAACTAAAAGAATTCCAAAGCTGAAGTTCATCAAGTCGTCGTTGCGGTACGTCGGTAACTTTAAATCCTCTTTGAATAAAAGCTGTAATAGGTAGTCTATAAAAGATCGCACCGTTTTCCATAATTGCATGAAACAACAATGCACGACCTGTAATACAAGTAACACCAAAGATAATACAGTCTTCAACTTCTCCATGATGTTTTTTAAGATCGTATAAATATTCTCTTCTGATTTGTGCATACTCTACTGGTATGTTTCCGTTTAAATAAGCCATGCATTAATATTATCACCAAAGTCTCTGTAGTCTATTGTTATTTCGTCACCAATATTAATATCTTTAATTGCAAACCCATCATGGTTTAAATTTGGATTTTTACTGTGATTTATATATTTTGAATTATCTAATTGTAATATTAATATATCTGGATGTAGATATTTTTGATAAGAATGTGTTTCAAGAAAATTAGCAAAAGCTAAAGGCATTGATGGTAAATTATTTTTGTCAAACTCCATTTGAAAATTAGATCTTTCTTCTTGTATCTTATGTCCTTTTTTAATATCTTCTTTTGAAAATACTCCAACACCCTGTATCTTACTCTTATCTAAATATGTATTTATAAGAAACATTATTTTTTAAATAAGCCATAATTAATCCTTATCATAAATATCCCCCCAAGTTTTACCAGACTCATAGTCAACTTTGTTAGGGACTTCTAGACTAACGGCATTTTCCATAATTTCAATTATCTTTTTTGCCTGTGCGTCTGACTCCACAGATAGATCTAACTCATCATGTATTTGTATGTGTGCTAAAATTCCTTCTTTATATAACTCCAACATTGCTTTTTTAGTCATGTCAGCTGCGCTACCTTGAATTAATTTATTTAAAGCTTTGTATGTAAACGCTCTTCTAATCCCTGGTCCATGTTCCCTGAGTGCATCTTCATGAGACATGGCTTTATGCATACCAAACTGATTGGGCTCCCACAAATGAAACCGGCATAACCGACCAAGAAGTGTACGTATCTGTCCACGTTCCTGTGCACGATTAGAGGCCGAGTTCATTAGCTGTTTAACAAAGGGAACCTTCGCATGGTATTGGTCAAACAATTCTGCTGCTTTTTCTTTTGATACTCCTAGTTCAGCCTGGAGTTTAGCTTTACCCATTCCATAAAACAAACCTAAGTTTATTGTCTTCGCTTGATCTCTTGGTATCTTTGCAAGATCAGCTACGGTTTGGTGGAAGTCTGTTGATGAATCATTTTCATATGCATCTACTACATCGTATACTGTTGGAAATTTATGGAGAGAAGCGTAGTGTACAACTAGTCTTGGTTCTTGTTGTGAGTAATCAAAACATCCCCATGTACATCCCTCTTCTGGTAAAAACAAAGACCTAATCATAGGTCCAAGTTCCTTGTTCCGTGCAGGAAGTTGCTGTAAATTAGGGTTATTATAACTAAACCTTCCGGTAACTGTGCCTCCAGCATCGGATCTTATTTGATTTATTTCCGCGTGGATTCTACCGTTATGTTCGTATTTAATTATGGTATCAATAAATGTAGTATGGGCCTTGTTTATTTCTCTAGCTTTTGCTATTTGTTTAACAATAGGATGTGGATGTTCTTGTAAAAAATTTTTTGTGAAAGAAGGTGCTTGTGTTTTCTTTGTTCGTTCGTAAGGTAATTTTAATTTATCAAAAACTGTGGCAATCGATCTTGCTGCCCATATTTGAACATCTATGTTACTTTCTTTTTTTATTTGTCTCAGTAATAAGTTTTCTTGGTATTCTAAGTCTTGTTTTAATTTATGAGCATGTTCGACATCTACTTTCACCCCTAAAAAACGCATATCAACCAGACAAGGAAAAAGATCAGTCTCTAAATTAAATATAGATTCAACGTCTTGGTAAACAATTTCTTTTTTAAAAATTTGCCAAAGCTCTAATGTAAGCTCTGCATCTTTCTCTGCGTAAGATCCAACCTCCATAGCTGGTAGCTGCCATAGGTCAGCTTTAGGATCTAGTCCTCTTGACTTTGCAGCTTCGTTCAACGCTGCCTCGGACTTACCAAAACCAAGGTAGTCCCAAGACAAAGTATTTAAATCATATCTAAATCTATTCTCATCTATTAAAGATGCAGCTATCATTGTATCAACAATTAAACCATTGATTTTTAAACCTAATTTTCTTATCCAACACACATCATACATTGCGTTATGAAAAATTTTTGTAGCATCTGATAATAGAATATCTTTAAACCACTCTAGTGTTCTAACTTTATCCATGTTGGGTCCAGAGCCATGAGCGATTGGAAAATAAAATTTCTTACCAGGCACAGCAACAGCTATGCCTACGACCTCTCCTAAACCTATGACAGAACCAGATCCTCTTGTCTTTAACTCTGGATCTCTAGTCTCTAAGTCAATCGCTATCTCATCATACGATCTTAGATCTGGATATTCTTCGGGCTCTATCCACTCCGTTTGTGCCTCGAATATAGGTACTTTCATTTTTTCTGATCTTTTAATTTTAACATCTCTAGTTGACAGTAGTGAACAATCTTTTTAAGATCCTCTACTCCTCCTTTACGCTGATACCTGCAAACGTATTTAATAACGTTGCCTTGAAAAAACGAAAGATTATTTTTAGAAATAAACTCATAGGGTTGTATGGGAAACTTAGTGTAGTGATTCCCCCCTACCTGAGTAAACTGTGGAAATGCCTCTTCAAATATATCTTTATGTGTCATAAGTTGTAACCGTGCCTTTCTATTTTTGCTCGCATTAAGTATAAATTATTTTTGCTACGAGTTATACCTACATACCAGACTCTGTGTTCTTCATCTCTTTTCTTACTACTTTTTAACACACCTTCTCTAATTTTCCTAGCGTTATCCAACACTAATATTACATTATCGCACTCTCCTCCTTTTGCTGCATGTATGGTAGATATTTTTATTCTTGGATCTTCTGTTAATTTTTCTTTGTTTGATAATAATAATCGTATGTAATTTTTATCTTCAAGGTTTGCTTTATCAAAAGCTTCGTACCATGGAACTAATTCATTCCAATTATCCTCTGACATATAATCTTCTACATCTTCTTTTTGTGTTTGTTCTAAATCTTCACCGTCTGTCCATCTAGAATAATACACTGCTGCTTTGTGCAACTTTGTATTAAAATTTTTAATGTATTTATTTTCAAATAAATAACCTTTTTGTTTTATTTGCTTTGCAATCTCTATCGATTTGTTAATTGTTCTAGTTAAAATTAACCAATTATCTTTTGATAAATCTACATTTTCTAAATTATTAATTTTTATTGAGGAGCCTTCTTCATTCTTTGGGTGGTATACTTTATCTGCTCTTAGCCCCTCGATACGACTAATTATAATATTAGATACCTCTTGAATCTTAACAGGGACTCTTCGTGATTTTTTTAATACTACTTCTTTGGCTGGTTCTTTTATGAACCTATCAACATCTGCCCCTGCCCATGCATATATGGCCTGGTCATCATCACCAGCTAGATACATATCTTTTGTATTAGCTTTTAATATATCGTACATCATCCACTGTATCGGTGATAAGTCTTGTGCCTCATCTATAAACACCACATCAAATTTAGGACATAAATATTTTTTTTCAATAAACTGATGAATCATATCGGTATAATCTATCAAGGCGTTATTCTCTTTGTACTTAAAATAATTAGCAGCTATGTGTTTTAATATACCTGGATTTATATCCTTATCGTATTCAGCCGTACAATACTCATCCCAAACTTTTATATTCTTCTCTCTAGATTTTAATATGATCTGAAAGTATTCATTATCACAGGTTAAATAAGGTGACGAATCCAAATCTCTTTTTGCTTTTACACTGATGCTTAAAGTTTTTCCTATGTCATCATAGTGATAGTCTTGCATAACATTCTCTTCTTTAAGTCCTAAAGTACGGAAAGCTAAAGAGTGTAGTGTTTGAAAATATTTAAGATCTTTCTTTTGAAACTGTCTATTTTTATTTAACATTCTTTCTTTAGCAGTGTTGGCCGCTTTCTTTGTAAATGCAAAGTATCCAATGTTTTTTATGTCAGTGCCGGACCTCACATAGGCTAAAGCTCTTCTTATCAACTTCTCTGTTTTACCTGTGCCCGGTGGCCCATAAAATTTTTTTATCAAAGTATATCCTCTTTATTTTTCATGTCTATGATCTCCACTTCCTCTTCGTTTCTTTCAAAGAATGTCATGGGAACTTTAATACATCTGATTGGGTTGTGTGATTTTTTATCTGTATCTTTTTTTGGATACCTTTTTAAATATCCTAACTCAGCTTTGAATTCTTCTATCAACATTCTACCAGTTTTTTCATACTTCATTTTCCATTCTTTATTTTTTAAATAATTAAAAAATACCTCCATGGTAAAATATGCAAAGCCTTCTTCCTTTAATATAGATCCACTACTAAATGATGTTGCGCTAATTGCTGGGACGCCGTGTATTCCTCTT